ATGGCTATATAACTGGGCCTGGGGGTCATCCCACTATCGGTATAGATAAATTTCCGTTTTCTACAGATACTCCTACTACAGGCATAGGATATTTAACACCATCTTCTCCTTATTATCCTAATAGAGCAGGTGTTTCAAGTGCGACAGATGGCTACTCAGTTCATACTTTAGCAATGGATAAGTTTCCTTTTTCTTCTGACACAGATTCAACTAATATTGGAACTATGGGTGCTCCCACAACAAGAACACATGGTACGGCCGGACAAAATTCTGATACAAATGGATATGCTTCAGGATTTTTAACTCCTCCTGCCCCTTCAGGTACATATAATAATTATATTAGTAAATTTCCTTTTGCTTCAGATACTAATGCTGTTTCAAATGTCGCAGCATTAACGCAAGGACGTTCTCGAGCAACAGGTACTTCTTCTACAACCGGGGGGTATACAGCTGGCGGTTGGACGCCTGGTGCTTCAAATAGAATAGATAAATTCCCCTTTGCCTCAGATTCTCCTGCTAGTACAGTAGGAAATTTGGGAACTGGAACCCAATACGCAGCTTCTCAACAAGTATAAACGGTAGGAGTATAAGCAAAAATGAAATGTAAAAAATGTGAGCACGATTGCCACTGTAATTGGGATGCGTGTGATTGTGGGTGTGATGTGTGTCATTGTGGTCGTACAATTACTGAAGATAATTATCCAAGCGAATTACAAGAAGATTAGGAGGAATCATGCGTAGAAATCAACCAAAAAAAGTTGAAGAATATATCGAAATTAGAGTATCTCAACTAAAAGATGATATGAATAAAGCACATGATGATCATGATAAAAACTGGTATAATAGACTTATACAAGAATTAAATTGGGTTAAAAATCAACATCATAATTGTTATATAGAAGAAAATATTTCTTCAGACGCTATTAGATCAAATATGAATAACTTTTAGTAAAGGAGTAAAAATGAATATTGATAAATTAAGAGAGGAAATTGCAGCAGATGAAGGTGAAGTACATGAAATATATCTCGATCATCTCGGCCTTCCTACTTTTGGCATTGGTCATCTGGTTAGGGACTACGATCCAGAACATGGATGGGAAGTCGGCACAGCCGTCAGTAATGATAGATGTGTTGAAGCCTTCAATGAAGATATCAAAACAGTCGTGTCTGACTGCTACAAACTATACCCAGACTTTGACGATTTGCCAGAAGAAGCTAAAAGAATAATCGCTAACATGATGTTCAACATGGGTCGCCCTCGTTTATCTAAATTTAAGGGAATGAAACGTGGTGTAGACGCTCGTGATTGGAACGCAGCAGCAGATGAAATGGTTGACTCGCGATGGTATCGTCAAGTAACAAATCGTGCTGAACGCTTAGTTAAACGTATGAGGTTGGTATGATCTGGTTAGAAAATTTTTTTATAAGATTATTTAAAATGAAAGAACAACCTAAATACTTAGGAGGTAAAAATGAAGTGGATTAAAAACAGATTATTAGAAAGAACTTCTTGGGACGGAATAGTTCTTATTGTTACAGGAATAGCAATGATTATAACTCCTGTAACTCTTATCGCTTATGGAATGATTGCTTATGGCGCATGGACTATCTGGAAGAGTGAGTAATGTTTAGACTATATGTGCTAATTTTTATTGTAGCGATACTGGGTGGTGTTGGTTATAGTGCAAAGTACTATTACGATACCACCCAAAACACTATAGCCACATTAAGAGATAATAATGCAAAACTAGAAGTTGCTGTTGATACTGCACAAACCAGTGTAGAAACATTACAAGGCGATATAGTTAAATTAGGTAAGCTAAATAAATCTTTACAACAAGATTTACAAAAAGCTGAACAATATGGAGACGAACTCAGAGCAAAACTATCGAAGTTAGATCTGGTGGTAGAAGCTCTTAAAGGTTCAAAAAGTTTAGAAGGAAAGATGAATGGTGCGACAGCAAATTTGTGGCGTGACTTCATGGGCGATACTGGCGGTAATGCTGAGCGTCCTCTTCCTAACTGGTTGCAGCCGGTTCCAGCCGGAGCCGGAAGTCAAAGTAGTAACCAAAGTGGAGAGAACTCAGATACCAACAGTAGCAGCACCGAAGCCACTAGCTCTCAGTGATACTAGAGTTTTTGTAGTTACAAAAGATAATTATGATGAATTCGTAAAAGAGTTCACTGAAACATATGGTGATCTTGCTTTTGTGGCTCTCAGTATGAAAGATTATGAAAACCTGGCACTAAATATATCAGATATCAAAAGATACTTGGAACAACAAAAACAGATAATCTTATACTATGAGAAAGCTGTAACTGAAAAGGATTAAAAATGAAATATAGTTTAGCTATGTTTGCAACGCTTTTTGTAATGTCACAAGCGGTTGCAGATGATTTTTTACAAATGAGAGAATTTAGAAATAACCTTTGTTATGACGGCGATACTTGTTATGTAATTGCCCCTACACTTCCAGAACCGCTTCAAAAAATGAGTGTCAGAATTTTAGGAATTGATACTCCAGAAATTAGAGCCAAATGTGATGAAGAAAAGAAGTTAGCACTTGAAGCCAGAGCTTTAGCTAATAAACTATTTAGAGAAGCAAAAGATATTGAATTTGCTAACTTAAAATGGGATAAATATGGTGGTCGAGTACTAGTCGATGTTTATCTTGATGGTAAGTTATACAAAGACGAAATTATTAATGCTGGATTAGCTAGGCCTTATGACGGTGGGACTAAAGAAGAATGGTGTAAATAATGATTGCAAAAATGTTTGAAGATACTTTATGGATTTATACTGCTATAGCAGGCTCTCTTTTAGGTGCGGCTTTTTTAGCTTATTTTAAAGATACAAAAGCTGGTTTGTGGTGTTACGCTAAACTTGATATATTTCTTGATTATTTAGTAGAGCGCTATAGTTGGAATTGGTTAAAACAACCTAAAGATGCTTGGAGAAAAAAGTATCCTCATGTAACTAAAAAAATTGATGAGTTAGAAACTAGAATTAGAATACTAGAGAATCAAAAATTAGATAACAAACCCTCAGAAAATAGTTATCAAGATTCAATATAAGAAAGGATTAAAAAATGGCAGAAGATATTAAAGAAGCAGGATTTCACCCTGCAGATTCTAATGGTGATGGCACTGTAAGTAACGAAGAACACGCAATGTACTTAGAATTTAAAAGAAAAGAAATGGAAGATGCCGATGCTCAAAGAGATGCTATGAGAAAAATGACTTGGTTTGCTTTAGCAGGTATGTTATTATACCCAGCTGTTATTTTAGGAACTTCTTTTTTAGGCTATGATAAGGCTGCTAATATTATCGGAGATATTGCACCTACTTATTTTGTGGCAATTTCTGCATTAGTCGCAGCATTTTTTGGTGCTGACGCACTAAAGAAGAAATAGGTGACATATGAGGAATCAAATTATAGAACAAGCAGAGTTTTGCTCAAAACTTTCTGACATAGTATATACAAATGAATCTAAAATTAGAAGTAGGTTTTTGGGATCTGTTGAAGATATCAATAACTTTGTTTTTATTTCCAAAGAAGGAACCCAAGCTGTTTGCTTTACTCAAAGAGGTAATAAATATATTGTTTTCAGAGGTACGGAACCTACCCAGTTTAAGGATATTAAGGCAGATTTAAAAGCATATAAAAGACGTTCTGAAACAACAGGTAGAGTTCACGCAGGTTTTAAAGATGCTTTAGACCTAGTATGGAAAAACATTGAAGGATGGTTAAAAAAACTTCCAACACAAGGACATATTTATGTGTGTGGACATTCTTTGGGAGGAGGTTTAGCTACTCTCGCAGGTTCTAGAATAAAACATAGTATTGTTTATACGTTTGGATCACCTCGTGTAGGTAGTTGGTCTTGGTGTAAAGCACAAACATTTGAACACCATAGGTTTGTAAACAATAACGATGTTGTTACTAAAGTACCTTTTTTCTTGCTAGGATATAAACATTATGGTAATCTACATTATATAAATTATTATGGAAATATAAGAAAATTAACTTACTGGCAAAGAGTTAAAGACCAGTGGAGAGGAAGATATCGTGCTTTACAAAAAATGCAATGGTTTGACGGTATTTTTGACCATAATATTAGTCTTTACCACAGCAAGATAGAAAATGTATTACGTAGCTCTAGTTAAATGCCCGCATTGCGGCACCAATCAAAATACTATTGTAGGGAAGGGGTCATTCTTCCCTACAAATATTTTAAATTGTGAAATGTGTTCTAACTTATTTGAACAACGATCACAGCTTTATAATATTCCTTATCGTTCTGTATTTAATAAAAGTAATAATCATCTT